CATTCCATTGAGCGTCTTGTACGACCTGAAAGCGAGAGGCATTGCCGACGATCCTAAAAAGATGAAGGCATGGCTTAACGACCCAGATAATCGTGCGTTTCGCACGCGAGACGCGCGTATCTGATGGCGATCTCGACGTACTCAGAGCTCCAGGCGAGCGTAGCCGATTGGCTAAACCGCACGGATTTGACGAGTGCGATAGGTGACTTTGTGGCTTTGGCGGAATCGCAGTTTAACCGCAGCATCCGTCATCGCTACATGATTACTCGATCCCAGGCGACGATCGACAGCGAATACAGCGCAACACCGGCAGATTGGATACAGACAGTAAGTCTGATTCTTGAGACCAACCCTGTGACGCAGATGGAGTTTGTCACGAACGAAGCGCTGAACGCGCTGAAGTCTGGCAGCAGTGCTACTGGCACGCCGTCTCGATACAGCCACGTTGGCACAGAGATCCAGGTCTATCCGGCGCCAGACAACACGGCTACTGGGTACACGGCAGAGCTTGTGTACTACGCCAAGATCGAAGCGCTTTCTGACACGAACACAAGCAACTGGCTGCTCACGCACAACCCAGACATCTATCTCTACGGCACGTTGATGCAGAGCGCACCTTACTTGCAGAACGACGAGCGCATCACGGTATGGGCGAGCCTGTACCAGCGAGCGATTGATGACCTGGAAGTGAGCAACCAACGAACGGCTGGCCAGACCAGCGTCAAAATGAGAGCGGCTGCGCTCCAATAGGAAAAGACTATGGCGGGCTTTAGCGACTACCTAGAAAACAAAGTGCTCGATTATGTGCTGAGCGGCGGGTCTTTCTCGCAGCCTGGCACCAAGTACCTGGCACTGTATACGACCGCGCCAACGGACGCGGGCGGCGGCACAGAATTAAGCGGCAGCGGCTATGCACGACAAAGCTGCGCCTTTACGACGACGAGCTCCGCATCGACAAACAGCGCGGCTGTTGAGTGGCCTACGGCTACTGGCGATTGGGGCACCATTGTTGCCGTTGCGATTTTTGACGCAGCGAGCTCTGGCAATTTCTTGGCCTGGTCAAACCTGACGTCTAGCAGAACGATCGAAACCGGCGACGTGTTTCGCATTCCTGCCGGCGATCTTGACGTGACACTCGACTAGGTGAGCCAGGGTTATGGCAATGGTAGTTGGAGCGCTGGACGCTATGGTCAATGGAGTTACTACGACGCTAGCGCGACTATCGCTGCTTCGTCGTCTGCTTCAGCGGCTGCGCAAGTGGTGGCAAACGCTTCGGCAGCTATCAGTGCTAGCGCTTTGGTTACTGCCAATGGCGGTCGCATTAGGGAAGCAGGCGCGACAGTCGCAGCCTCTTCTACAGTTACAGCAAGCGGGCAAAGGTTTAGGCACGTTGCTGCGCTTATCAGCGCTTCGTCTTCGTTTAGCTCGAATGCAAACGTGGTTGTCAGCGCAGCTGCTTCGATTAGCGCAACGAGCAGCGCGACTGCGTCGTCAAGCACGCTACTCAACGGCAGGGCGACTATCTCAGCCGCTTCTTCGTTTACAGCAAGCGGCGGTCAAATCCGCTTTGGCGCTGCAGCGATCAGTGCTCAAAGCACAGTCACAGCTGCTGGCGAAATTAAATGGCAAACCGAATCGGGTGCCACAACCAGCTGGTCAGATGAATCCAGCGCAAGCACGAACTACACAAAACAGCCCAGTGCCAGCACATCATGGCAACGGGCAGCGTGAGGAATAACTGATGGCTGATACGTTTAACAATGATTTGCGCGTCCGCGAGCAAGAGGCCGGCTCTAACAGCGGAACCTGGGGCGGCTTGCTAAACACAACGATCAGCAACCTGGCGTCAGCATTTGGCCAGGGTAGCGAAGCGATCCCTAACGCATCAACGCACACGATAACCCTGGCAGACGGCGCTGCCGATGAAGCGCGCAGCATGTACCTAAAATGCACCGGCGGTGGCCAGGCATGCACAGTGACGCTTGCGCCAAATACGATCAGCAAGGTCTGGATCATTAGCAATGAGACGTCTTTCACTTTGACGTTTAGCCAGGGCTCCGGCGCGAACGTGGCCATTGCTGCTGGTGCCGTAAAGATGATCGTGACTGACGGTGCTGGCGCTAGTGGTGCCGTGACGGATGCTTTGAGTGGGTTAGAAGGATCGCTTTCTAGCTTGTCGATCAGCGGTGAACTCTCTACTACATCCGCAGGCACATCCAACGTCCGTGTAGGCGTCAACGCTGGTAACAGCATCGCCTCTGGCGGCAACTACAACGTGGTTGTAGGCGATGAAGCAGGTACGGCTTTGACCACGGGTGATTTCAACGTAGCGGTTGGATATGCCGCTTTAGACGCAATTACTACCGGCAGTCGCAATGTCGGAGTAGGCCAAAACGCGCTTGGCTCAGATACGTTAGGTAGTAGGTCTACAGCAGTAGGACAAGGGGCGCTTGGCTCACAGAACTTCACTAGTTCCACCGATGCATACAACGTAGCAGTCGGTACGTTAGCAGGTAGTCTAGTCACCACGGGAGAACAGAACACCCTCATAGGCGGTCTTTCAGGTGACGCTTTAACAACGGGCGAAAGGAATGTTGCGGTTGGCTATCTATCTTTGTCTAGTGATACAGCAGGCAACAGAAGCGTAGCAATAGGCCGACGAGCGTTAGAAAACCAAAACTTCACTTCTTCTACTTCTGCATACAATGTGGCTGTAGGTTACGACGCTGGTAATGATATAACCACGGGAATTGAGAACACCCTCATTGGTGGTCTTGCAGGGGACGCGATCACTACTGGGGTTGAAAACGTAGCAGTAGGCGCTTCTGCCTTATCCGCAAACACCACAGCAAGCAGCAACACTGCTGTCGGACGTATGGCACTAAGAGACAATACAACTGGCGGCAGTAATACCGCCTTAGGACATCAATCCTTAATCACTAATTCTACAGGCACTAGTAATACAGGGGTTGGTAAAAGTGCTTTGACATTAAACACTACAGGCAATAGCAATGTCGCTGTGGGTACTAACGCTCTACTTACTAACCAAACGGGTAATAACTCAGTGGCTGTTGGTGCCGGAGCGTTATACACGCAAAATGGCGCTGGCAACAGATTTAATGTTGGCGTCGGATCAGACGCAGGCTATTCAATCACCACGGGCGTAGGGAATACGTTTTTAGGAGGTCTTGCAGGAACTTCTTCTACAGGATCTGGCGTAGACAACAACACGTTCATAGGTTTCCAAGCTGGGCGCTATGTGACTAGTGGTGAGAAGAACACTGTTCTTGGGCGTTTCGACGGAAACCAAGGCGGTGTAAACATCCGCACTTCAAGCAACAACATTGTCATTTCTGATGGCGATGGGAACCCAAGGATCTGGGTTAGTCCCGGCGGGAATACGCTTTTTGAAGGCGATGTCCTACCTAGAATTGATGCTGGCTTTACAGGCCATAGCGATCTTGGTGATCCTTCTCTGAGATATGAGGATGCCTATGTTAGAGATGGCGTGACAACAGGTTCGGACGAGCAAGACAAGACAGCGATATCAGGTAGCGATCTGGGGCTAGATTTCATTGATAGGCTCAACCCTGTTTCATACAGATGGAATGATGGCTCCCGAACTCATTATGGTCTTATCGCGCAGCAACTAGAGGCTGTAATTTCAGAAGTTGGGAAATCCAACACTGATTTTGCGGGCATTATAAAGAACGACTCAAACATAGAAGATCGTGAGTATACATACGGAATTAGATATCAGGAATTGATTGCGCCAATGATTAAAGCCATCCAAGAATTATCCGCAGAAAACGCTGCACTCACTGCTCGTATTGAAGCACTAGAATCCTAGGAGACATCATGTCTGAAGAAGTAAGAACAACTGAACAACTAGCCCAAGACTACGCAGCAATGGGCCACAGTGTAGACCTCATCAACGCAATAATCGCGGGTGAGCAGATGGCTGATGAATCAGCAGAAGACCGTCAAGCCTGTGTAGACCGTAACGTGGCTCACCTTGAGATTATGGTTGCCAAGGACGATTGGGGCAGCGAAGACATGACTGCAGTTAACGCAGCTATCAGCGCGGCAGACGCATACGACCCTGACGCATAAGGAATAAAGCATGGAAGACGCAGTAATCACGATTGGCGACACCGACTTTAACTTCAGCGACCTGCAGCCAGAGGCGCAAATCATTGTGCAGCGCGTTCGCATGTTGCGGGATCAGCAGCAACAGCTACAGATTCAGATGATCGAAAGCGAACGCACCATAAACGCCTGGTCAGCCGATTTGCATGACCTGGTGCATGCGGTCGAAGAGGACGAGGAAGAGTCCGCCTAATGGCGACAACTCAGAAAGAGCTAGCGCAAAAGGCGTTGGCAGAGATCGAGGCGCATGAACGCGAGTGCCTGGTTCGCTTTCAAAACATAGAACGTCGCCTAGACAGTGGCGCAAAGAATTTTGAAAAACTTGAGCGACTGATTTTTGGTTTGTACGCAATCGTTCTTGGTTCGGTTTTGTTGCCAATTTTATTGAACATGGGCTAAGCCATGATCGGCGAGATTGCGGCAATCGTCGCTGGCGTCAACGCCGCAACAAGCGCGATCAAGCAAATTGCGGAAACGACTTCAGATATCTCGAGTATTTCGGGCTATCTATCAAGCCTGGGAGGGGCCGAGGTTGAGCTCCAACGATCAATCAACGATGGAAAACTGTCAGAGGCAGACGCCGTCAAGGCGGCGTTAGCAAAAAAACACATTCAAGAGACGATGAAAGAGATCAAAGATCTCTTCACGGTTAGCGGAAACGGGCAGCTGTACAGCGAGGCTATGGCCGCAATGGCAGCAGCGAGGAAAGAAAAACAGGCAGAGCTTGCAAGACAAGCGGCAGCAAAAAAACAATTTTGGAAAGAGATTCGGCAGTGGGGGACAGTCTTAGCGGTTCTTCTATTTTTGCTGCCGATGACCTTGGCGCTCTTGCTGGCATACCTGACGCGATAACGCACATAGGACGAACGAATGAAGTTTGACGCAATCAAAGGAATTATCGGCAGCCTGGCACCGACGGTTGCGCAAGCACTCGGCGGCCCGTTGGCCGGCACTGCGGCGTCAGCGATCGCGAAGGCGCTCGATTGTGATCCAGAGCCAAAGGCTCTGCAGCAAGCGGTGCAAAACGCTACGCCAGAACAGCTGGCAGAAATCAAACGCGCAGATAACGACTTTGCCGTCCAAATGAAAAAGCTAGACGTGGACGTGTTTGCCTTGCAGACAGCAGACACGCAAGACGCGCGCAAGCGATTTAGCGGTGATTGGACTGCCAGGCTTATCGCGATCATGTGCGTCCTGTTTTTTGGCAGCTACATTTTCATGGTGACGATCCAGGAGCCAAACCAAAATTCAGACGCAGTAATTAACCTGGTGCTCGGATATCTAGGCGGAATTGTTAGCTCAATCATCAGTTTCTACTTCGGTGCTTCTAGTAAGGATCAAACAAGTAATGAGTGAACGACTTATTAAGATGCTCAAGCGCCACGAAGGCGTCAAAAGCCACGCCTACAAATGCAGCGCCGGCAAGGTAACGGTGGGCGTCGGTCGCAACATTGACGAGAGCGGCGGTATTGGTCTGAGCGACTCTGAGATCGACATGCTGCTTGCAAACGACATCAAGCGAGTCGAGCAAGAGCTCACGGATCGATTTACCTGGTACAGCAAACTCGACAGTGTGCGACGGGAGGCAATGATCGACATTGCGTTTAACCTTGGCCTCACTAAGTT